ACTATGTTGCGCGACTGTCTGGGATATGGAATAGGGTTGGGTGCGCCGATTTGGAAAGAGCGTTATGGCACCAGATATGCAAAACGCTCTGCTGGTCGTATGGGCTTGCTTGGCCGCTGGATGGGAAGACAGGAACAAATGGTAGAGGAGAATGCTCTCCTTTATGAGGGTAATGCTCTTGAAAACATTGACCCTTATATGTGTTTGCCTGACCCTCATGTTTCGATTCATAGAGTTCAAGATGGTGACTTCTTCGGCTGGGTTGAAGAAAACAGCATTGTTGGGCTGCTGGAAGATGAGGCGAATGATGAAGATTATTTCAATGTCAGGTATGTGAAACTGTTGGGAGATGCTACTACTCATATCAATAACAATAGCAAGCGTGAAATAACTACCACCAAGCGAGGAGAAGTCTCAGAATCAGTTCGAACTGCAGCTGACGTGATCTGGATGTATATTAATCTTATTCCTGAAGATTGGGATTTGGGTGATAGTCCTTATCCAGAAAAGTGGCTTTTTGGAGTGGCAGGAGATGCTATTGTTGTGAAGGCGAAGCCTTCCAGACTTAACCATGGAATGTATCCAGTAGCTGCAGCCAGCCCTGATTTTGACGGCTACAGCATTGCTCCAATGTCCAGGTTGGAAATGCTCTACGGTTTGCAGCATATTACAGATTTCATGTTTAACTCTCATGTTGAGAACGTCCGCAAAGCTATCAACGACATGCTGGTAGTTGATCCATTTCTGCTGAACATGAACGATCTTGCTAATCCCAAGGCTGGTAAGCTTATTCGGATGCGTAGGCCTGGCTGGGGTAAGGGTGTGAAGGATGCAGTTCAACAGCTGAAAGTGGAGGACATTACCAGACAGAACGTTGGTGACGTTGGGTGGATTGTTAGCTTCATGAATCATGTTTCTGGCGTTGATGAAGCTATGATGGGCTCTCTTCGCCAGGGCGGTCCGGAGCGCTTGACAGGCACTGAGTTTAGTGGAACCAGGGCTTCTGCAATGAGTAGAATGGAACGTATGGCGATGGTTATCTCGTTGCAGGCCATGCAGGATATTGGTTATCTGTTCGCTAGCCACACTCAGCAGCTGATGAGCCAGGAAACTTATGTCTCAACTGCTGGTGAGTGGGAAGAACAGCTGGTTAAGGAATATGGCAAGCCTGGCAATATCCCCGTTTCACCGTTTGATATCTCCGTTGACCTTGACGTGGTAGTGAGAGATGGCTCCACTCCTGGTGGTCAGGATTCAGCTGCCTGGCGAGCGCTCTTTGCCGATATGCTTAAAGCCCCGGAACTGGCACAGCAGTTTGATATTGTACGCATTTTCAAGCATGTTGCCAGAACTATGGGTGCTAGGAATGTGGACGATTTTGTGCGTAAAACTAACAACATCCAACCTCAAACTATGGACAACGAGACTGTTTTGCGGGAAGCTGAGAAGGGCAACATGAGACCTGTGGGAGGAATGTGATGAACGTCTTCGAATATGTGAGCCAGTTACAGAACCGGGAGCTTACTTCTGGTCCTGGGATGTGGGAGGAATTCCAGCGCACGTCTATTTGGCAGGACATGCTCCAGCGGTTGACGCTTGACTTATTTGAGCGCTGGGAAGCGCTGGAAACAGAAGAGGATCACCATTCTGCTGGTATTATTAAGGGCAATATTGAAGCTATAAAACGCTTTATGGACATGCCCAGTACACTGGCAGAAGAAGCTTTGGCTCAGATCGAAGATGATGATTCTTAAACTCATGTGAAATTTTCACACAACTTTTAAGGAGGATTACTATGGCTGACTCAATACAGGATCAAATCAACGCTATGATGTCTTCAATGGGGGTGAGTAATGATCCAGAACCAACTCCAAGTGGAGAACCAGGTCCTGGTTCAGATGAACCGCCTGGTGATAAGGGAACGCCGAAGGAAGAACCGGTACAAACTCCCACCGATGAGGGCGGAGATCAAAATGAGCCGCCGAAAGGCTCGGAAGTACCGTCGGACGATTCAGGTGGTGGAGAGCCAGAGAATGACCTGGAAGCGCTTAAACGGGAGAATGATGAACTGAGGGCTCGCATTTCTGAGGTATTGCAGCAAAATCAACAGCCCCAAAAAACTGAAGAGCCAAAACTCTCTTTGGGCGACTTCGATCCTATTGGTGATTCTGATGTTGAAGACATTATAGAAACTCCGGAAACTTTTAAGAAGTGGGCTTCCAATGCTTTTCAAACTTTCGGGCAAAAGCTTCTGGAATCCCTTTCACAAGAGCTTCCGAATGTGGTAAAAACGCAGGCGTCAGAAACTGTCAATTATTATCAGAAGGCCAATGAGTTCTATGATAATAACAAGGATTTGAAAAACTATAAACCGTATGTAGCTTTCAAAATGCAACAACTCGTAGCTCAAGAAGGGAAGGATAAACCTCTTGATGAGATCCTCAGTAAAACTGCTGAGGAGGTTAGAAAGGATTTGAAACTTTCTGCACCAAAACCACAAGATTCTCCTGCCCTTCCAAAACGAGGTGCGAGATCTTCCGCTCGATCTAAGAGGAAGGAGCCTGAACTTTCTGGGGTCGAGAAGGAAATAGCGGAAATGACTGAAGCACTTGACCGATAACTTTTTAAGGAGGATTCTTTAATGTTTCCACGTTTACAGAACCGAATCAATTCTGAGATGGTATTGGATAAGGTCAATCACCTGGAACTCAAAACTGGTGACCTGACTTATCAAATGGAACCTTATGACCACATTGTAGTTGTGACCAACACAAGTGGTGCAGGCGTTATTACGCTTCCGGCTGTAGCTGATGCGGCAGGTAAGATGTATCTGATTTACCTGACCGATGATAGTGGCACTTCTGTGGACATTAAGTCTAAGGGTGATGAAATGTTCAATAACAGCGTAGTTGCTGTTAGTGGTGGTACCAGTATCACTGTTGACGGTTCTACTGGGTTTGAGCTTGCTACAGCTGGTGAGTTTGTGCTGCTGTTCTGTACCGGCCTTAGCTGGCACATTCTGGACCATGTTGGTGTGGTCGAGACCACATAAGGAGGTAACCTGACATGCGTAAATATCTTGTGATTGGGCTACTTGCATTTATAGTAGCTCTTGCTGGAGTGGCCAGCGCTACATGGGTGGGCGACTTTCTTAAGGCAGGCATTGCTGTCACGGAGGATAAGCTCACATTTAACTCTGATGTGGAGTTTGATGGAGACGTAACTCTGGATGGTGGCGACTTGGCTGCTGCCAGTCTTAGTGATACTCTCCAAGATCAGCTCAAGACACTTACTATTACGGATGCTGATCAGGAGGATGGTACTTCTCATGTGACCATCCAAGTCAAAGATGCTGGTGGTAACGATCTTGCTGATGTCACCATGATTCGAGCTTGGACTAGTAACTCTACTCTTGGTGCGCCAGTTGCTATTACTGGAATTAGCGCTACTACGGGAACTGTTATTAACTCGCATACGGCCAATGGAGATATTGATGCCATAACTGATGTAAATGGCACCCTTGTTCTTGACTGTAATAACGGGGGGGTGCTGGCACAATTCATGTTATGGGCGTCGTGAATGATGAAGTAACTGCGGAAGAAGTTGTCATTACTGCTGGTGGTTAAACAAATCTTTGGAGGATAAATAGTTATGCCTACTTTTCTTGGAATGCGTGGAAACGGTGATTGGGTTGAAGATCAAAGGCCAAAAAGTTGGAGAGAGCAGATCCTTTATCTGTACCCCAACGGGAAGGCCCCACTTACAGCAATCTTAAGCAAAATGTCATCTGAAGCTGTGGATGACCCTCAGTTCCACTGGTGGACTGAGAAATTTATGAACCAAGGTGGAGATATTGACGGGATTTATGCTTCCAGCGCACTGTCCAGCGGTGTGACTGCTGACCCGTCTGCTGGCAATGTGGTCTATGTGAAGGTCGCAGCTGATGTGATCGGCCACTTTCGTGTGGGCCACCAGGTTGTGCTGCGGGATGAAGCTGACTACACCAAGGACGTGACTGGGAAGGTTACTGCTGTTGAAGCAAATGGTGCTAGCAGCTATGCTGCTGTTCGTTATATCAACAGCGTTTCCAGTGTTGATCCGAACGCAGATTATGATCGCATTCTCATCATCGGTAACATTAACTCTGAAGGCGGAGTGATGCCTGATGCTGTCGCGTACGATCCGGTTAAGTGGTACAATTTTACCCAGATCTTCCGAACTCCGCTCAGCATCACCCGTACTGCGAAGAAGACCAAACTTCGCACTGGAGATCAGTATCAGAAGGCCAAAAGCCAGGCGCTGGAACTCCACTCCATCGAGATGGAGAAGGCGTTTCTGTTTGGCTATCCCAGTGAGGGAACTGGAGCAAATGGCAAGCCCGAGCGTACTACCATGGGACTGATGCACGCCATCAGAGGTATTCCTAATGCTACTTTCGGCGGCTATCCTGCTACCTACACCGCATATAATGGGACAGTGAGCCACTTCCCTACTGCTCATAGTGGCAGCTCTTGGCTGGACAAGGGTGAAGAATGGCTGGATACTCAGCTGGAAATCCTCTTCCGGTATGGGAGTACTGACAAACTCTGTCTGTGCGGAAACCAGGTCATCATGGGCATCAACAAGTTGGTTAAAACCTACGGGAACTTTGAGTTCAACGCCAAGACCGCTGCCTATGGCATCAAGGTCATGGAATGGGTCACTCCGTTTGGTTCTATCAATTTGCTGCCTCATCCTCTGTTTAATATGGAAAGCTCGCTGCTCGGTACTGCTGTCATCTTTGAGCCGAAGAATTTAAACTTCCAATACATTGATGATA